GGTTCGGAATCCTCTATTGAGAATCCAAATAATTTAGCCATAATTATGGTTTACTTGAATTATAGTTTATATCTACTATTTAGTCAACCTATTTAACCCTCTGTTCCTGCACCTTTAACTTTGTATGACTGAACTGCGAATTCAACAGTGTATTCTTCAATGGTATCAGTATTTTCATATGATACATCAATCTGCCCAACATTGATTGGGAATATATCGATGAACTCATATTCTTTAAGAACTACGTTTGTGGTTCCGCCATTGTTAGTGCTACTTAATTCAGATCCTCTACCAAGTTGAAATACTTTGGCATTTACCATATATGATGATGGATTTGTAGAACCCATGTTATCATCTAAATTAGCGATCTGTTGAGTCCACTCTTCAAATGCGTTTCTGTATAAGAAGTCTTCATCATTAATTACTGTGATAGTCCAGTTATCAATTGTTCTGTCACCAGCAACTTTAAAAATACGACCTCTAAACGGAACGTCTATGTTAGCGATGTTCATACCAGGTAACTGTGCTGCTTTGCACAGGAAACCAAATCTCTCTGCTTGCCATGGAAGTGCTACACTTGCTGGCATTGCTGTGAGTTCAACTTCAAATAAATTCGGTCTTGCACCGCCACCCAGTAATCTGGATTTAAACTCTGAGATTGTTCTGTTCTCTCTTGATGTGGCCATTTGTTAATATCCTCCGATAGTTATATTTAGTAATTTAAACGCGGCCAGCGACTTCTTCAAAACTGATTCCTGTTCTAGTTGCAACAAACGATAGAGTAACGTAGTTGATTGACTTCGCAGGTTTCAAGAATATATCAGCTCTGAACTCATTATTATCTATAACATCAGGGGTGTTATTTGTGGTGTCGCAAACAACTAGGAATCCAAAGATACCTCGTTTTGCTTCGACATCTCTCAAGAATGGTTCAACGATGTTTCTAAAGTTTGCTCTTGTCAACTCATCGTTTAACTCAAAGAGTTGTGCTTCAGCAGCACTCTCAAGAGCTTGTTCAACTGTTAGGAACAAACGACGAACGTTGATTCTGTCAAATGCTGATGCAAATGATAGTGCAGTTTTATCACCAAAGAGTAATGTTCCTACACCAGGTTTGGTGATTATAGAGTTAATTCTCTGAGGATACAGTTGATCTCTTTGATCTTTGGTTGGGTTGTATGCTAATTTAATAGCATTGTTGATCAAACCTCTTTGTTGTCCTGCTGGTGAGAACCATGGGAATGATGTTAAAGCGGTGCGAACCATTAATCCCGCTACATCACCATTTGTTGGAACAAATCTAAACTCGTTATTAAATCTATCGAATGTGTATTTGTATCCACTATCAAATACTGCAAAGGAAGAACTTGTCAGTGGACTAAAGTACTCGATTAGATTGTTTGTTTGAGTTGTGGTGTTTGTTATGTTCACCAAGTCTGCTCTGTGAGGCCCGATAGTTGCGATGCAATCCTTTCTCGCAGTAGCAATTGCAATTAGTTTATTTGCTTTTGTTTGTGACTGATCTTTGGATGTTAAGCCAGGGCCCATGATGAGGAAGTCAACTTCGATTTCATCTTTATTGGAGAAGAGATCGTAAGATGTCATTAGATCACCTAACTCTGCTCTATGTCCACCATTATCACCAAGTAATGGAACTCCTGCTTGATAGTCTTCACCACCACCAAGTTGATATGTTACATTACCGATAGCAGAGAATGTAGTATCCTGTGCTTTCTGACTCCATAATCCTTGTGCAATTGTAAATGGTGTAAAGTCTGTTCCAAATCCTGTTGCAACTGGAACTGTTCTATGGAATGTGTCCTCTGCATTTGATGGGTTGAATCCAGCATATACATTGTCGGAGAAGTCTGCAACGTAATTCTTGTAGTATATCTTCTGAGGTGAATTTACAGATGAAACTGCGTCATGTGCTTTTGAGAGACTTATATGTTTCTCAATAACGTTACCCTTGATTCCAGTGACAACTCCAAAGTCGTCAACAACTACAACGTGAATACCATCACCTTCACCAGACCTGTCTGTTACATAAGTGTTAGAAGTTGGTTTAGGTGCTAGTGATTTCCAGAATATAGATGCATTGTCTATGTCTAGAGTCTGTGAATTATACCAGTCAGCGACTGATGCAGCACTCATTGATTGTGCTGTAATACTATTACCCTGTGTACTGGTGTTAATACCAGTTGCATTCACGAAGAACATTGTATCAGATGCTTTAATTGATCCGAATCTTGTTCCTTCTGAATAATCAATCCTAGTTTCAGCGTAATTTCCAGATGTTCCAGCAGCACCTGTTACACGAGAGACAATCTTAACATCAAATGTTGATGCACTATTGATTGAGTCAGTTGATACTCCAGTAATTATTCCTTTCAGATATCCGTTGAACGTCGAAGTTGTTCCTGCACCAGGTATGACTACATCATTCAATGCGACTGTAACACCTTGACCTACTATTGCTCCTGCCTTACGTAAGTTGTCAGTTGTAATACCGATTATCTGGTCTGCCTGATCATCAATGACACAAACTTTTAATCCGTTACCCCATGAGCCAGGTGTTTTTGCTGCCCAAGAGAAGTTGGATGCTGAAGTATAAGTCGCTTGATAATCATCGTAATTCTTTATTTTCAAAGAGTTGGTAGATGCAATACCCACACCAGCATTTGCCGTGTTTAAGTTTGTGCTATCTGTTCTACATACTTTTAAAACACCACCATACGATAAGAATGATGATGCACTTTGCCAATATTCATACTGGGCATCAGTTGAAAGTGGTTTACCAAAGACTTGTATTAAGTCTTCTTCTGTTGATACCTGTATTGGATCATCAATGGGGCCTAGCCTAAATGGGCCTGCTATCGCACCAATGTTGTCCAATACATTATCTGCTCTTCCTACTGTAAGATCAACCTCCCTGACTAATACACCAGGAGATAATTGAGGAGTCGCCATGCTTTTGTCTCCGTTCCGTTCAGATTTAACTAGAAATTATTTATTAAAATGACCTTTTACATATATTCCCACATGAATGATCTATCTCCATACTCATCAGCCTTGTTCCAACGATCCCCCTCTGCGTCTACAAAAGTGTCATCATCCAACCCATCGATCATAAAACCAAATGGAGCCATGTCTTGTTCTATTTGATTTTTTTGCTCTTCATATAATCTCTTTCTTACGTCTTGATCGGTGAGTTCTTTAAAGTAATCGTTTTGAACTAACCATGCATATATGACCAAACACATAGCAAGGTCATCATTAGATCCCTCTTCTGCCTCGAATGAATTATTTTTTTGTATGAATGTTGTTAGTTCCGATATGATTTCATAATCCTTGAATATTATTTTGTCTGATTCTATGAGTGTTTTTAAGTTAAGAGATCCTACTTTTTTAACAGTCTTAGACATCTTGACTCCCATTTGAGTCTTTTTACCAGAAAATCCCTGACCAATGACTTGACCTGCTCTTCCTCTCATTGATGCCATGAGAAGATTATCGTATTCAAGATCATAGTGAATGATTGATGCTACTTGATCACCAATATCATTTACCTCACACAATATAAATGCCTTGTTATATTTTGTTGCTACCTCATATATGATACTGGGAAATAGCATCGGTTTGATTTGATTATCTCTATACTTAGCAACAATCTTATGTGGGAATGTAGTGATATCAAAAACTATGAAGGCAGAGTAATCCTTCTCCACACCACGAGCAACGTCAACTGTGATTAGATAATCATGTTTATATTGTGCATTTTCATAAACATCAAGCCCAGCATTTCTAATCTGTGGTTCTTCATATACAAGATTTCTTAATTTACTTGGTGCGATCAATGTATCAACAGATCCTAAGAACTCACACTCAAACTCAACTCTAAACTGCTGTTCTGATGTGTTTGCAATTGTTTGTTCTCTCCAGACATCATCTCTACCTGGCACTTCAGACCAGTGAACATCAGTTGGTTTATATTCATTCTTTCCTCTCTCTGCATCATGCCACAATCGGTAGAAGTGATTCATACCTCGTGGTGTAGATACAATGATTACCTTAGTATTTTGACCAGAACTAATAGTAGGATAAACAGAGGCAAAAAATTGATCAGCAATGTGATTTGGAATGAATGCAAACTCATCCAAAAAGATAACATTGTATGACCCGCCTCGTACAGCACTTGCAGAAGTTGAAGCAGCCAAGATTTTAGAACCATTTTCTAACTCCAGTGATCCTTTGTTCCATGCAAGAATACCTTGCTGCATCCATTTAGGTAAGTTCTCATATGCTAGTTGTAA